CCCACCAAAACTAAAAGCGGTAAATCTATAATTGTAACTGTACATATGTCAAATGTCTCCATTAAATCATAATTCTCTCATGATCATAATCGTCTTCGAACTCTCCTCTACTCACAACAATGTTCTTCGGCTTTCCACTTACAGAGTACACAAATGGTATTTTCGAAAGATCTTCATTTTTGAAGTCAAAGTTCCCAGTTCTTATTTTAGAAAGTAGACCAGTAGGATCTGGAGCTGTATTGATCATCTTTCCAATTGTTGAGTTCATTATTTGATTAATAAGCTTTGAAAATTTCCCATCAAAGAATATCAGGTACGCATCTAATCTAGCAGCCTCGAGTGGGTCATTTGTCGTTGATAATGCAATGCCTTTGTCAAGCATATTCTTGAGATATGTTAAAAATATCACTCTTCTCAATGTAAATGTATTTGAAAATATGATAAACCTCCAATCTATAGCCACTGACTTAGAAGATATTGATCTTTTAGTCATAGCTGAATTGCCTGCTAGCATATCTATGAACTCATTGTGTTTCTCAAAGAAGAATTCCTCACCATCATCAAACTCTGTTATCGTCTCAACATTGTGTATATGCTCATCAATCTCTTCATCTTCGACTGTCATATTAAAAGCATTCATAATAGCTCGCTGTAGATCATCTGTCAAAAGATTATCAAATTCTCTGTAATCTATCAGAGCATTCTCCTTGATCATTGTTTTCTGAGTGTTTGGAGCTGGATCACCAAATTTAGATGATATGGCACTCATAGTCTCCAACGGCACACCTTCATTATCTAGCCTAAAATCTGTATGATCGAAAGGCTTGGCAAAATCCATGCCCCTCTGATGGCTCTGGACACTGTAATTTAAGAACACTATCTTTGGCTCAGAATCAACTAGCTTACACAAACCATGTGATACCTGATACATAAACTCATAAAAAGCTAGCTCATTTATTCCATATACTAGCAGATTCTCAAATTTCAATTGAGGTATTGTTTCTATTAGACTAGACTTGTTGGGAGCTAATTTTGCGGGTAAAGCATAGAAGGTATCATCTGGATTACTAAATCTTATATTGATTAAATCAATGTGACAATACACCAAAGTTGTTGTTTCACTGGACACGTATCTACTTTCCATGTCTATTGGTGTTTCAGTGTAACCATACTCTAGAGATATCACAATAGAAAGGTCATGCGGTATACCTACTGGTATCTTTGTTATCTGCCTATACTCTATAATCTCCTCCGCAGGTACAAAAACATTCTTAACAACTCCACCCCCGCTCAATGAAAAATCATCTAAAGCAGCTTTAGCAGACAAATAAGCTAAATTAAAACTTGTTGTGTCAATAACACTACTCCTAAGTTCATCCATATCATATTTCTTGTGAGACCTATAAATATGAGATATGAAATCCTCATGATCAAACCCACTTCTTAGCATCAGGCAGGGTTTGATAGAACTAAGAGCGAAAGTGAGAGGATCCAAATTCTCAGTATATGATGTTTTCAATCTTATCGTACCAAACATTTTGATTTTTTTAGACTGATATGATATGGTTTGTATCATGTGTGGCTGCTGAACAGAAGCACAGAGATTGTGTATGAAGAAAATGTCATTGAGCACATTGAATAAAAATGATTCATATGTCATTGAATATATATTCATAGAGTTCAGTGTTGGATTAATCGGAGTTATCGACATAGTAATGTCCTTCTGACGCACAATCATATTTTTGTAATTCATCACTCCTATTGAACCACTTATTGAACTTAAATTTGATTCAAGCACTAGTTTGAGCAATTCATTCTTTGTCTCGGGTGCTTTAGTTTCTTGAATCCTTCCCCTTCTCTTGAAATTATTCACAGTCGGAAAGAATATCCACTCAAGATTATCTTGATCTTGCTTCGTGATTGCCGGGAAACCCTCATTAATTCTATCAATATCAGGAATACCAACATTAGCAGTCGTCATCTTCCATTGCCTCAGTCTCATGAGATATGAGCCATAAAATACTGATTCAGCCACAGTGTTTGAGCACCCCGAATTAATAGCATTTTCATGCGAAGTGAAACATGATTGAAAATCTCGCAGGAAATTCCCGCTAGTTTGTGCTTCAACAAGAGAATTGATGAACTTCAAATCATTTGAACCTAAGCCCTCTCTTGAAAAATACCATGAGTTCATCTCACCGTAATCTTTTGATAACAGATTCTTGTAATCAGATGTCTTTATGCAAAAGTAGGTTAGAAAGCTAGGCATTTTGGACAACCAAGATCTAACCAATAAAATTCTGTCAGCGTCACTCTTATTCTTTGATCTGTATAGAGATAGGAAAACCATAAACACCATATCATCTGAAGTACAATATTTGTTACATGCTATATCAGTTTCCAAGACATCATCCTTTTCTAATTCAACATACATATGCTCACTAAAGCTATCTAAGACATATGAATGATATAGAGATGAAGATCTGTGAAAGATTCCTTGCCCCATATGTGATCTGCCAAGCACTCCTGGTATTGTGTACATTGTATTACACTGCACAAATAGATCTGGTATCCAAATAGGTAATTCAAAAGCTTTGAACTCACATAACAGGCAAGATAAGGCTGGCATATAATATTCTGTTGTGAATCTAGATGTTATGAGATACATTAACCCAAAGGTCACAGTGCTAAAATTTGGTCCCCATCTAGTCTGATCAGCTGTCAATATTAATCTATCCTTGGCCATCAATGCCTCTGTAAAAGCATTCGATAGTATTCCAAATTTATCAGGTCTATCTAATATATCAGTAGAAGATGCCTCAGCCAATCTTCTCCCATATGACTCAAGTATACTTTGAAGTACCCTAAATGGACCCGATAATATTGATATCTCACGATTTCCGCCAACCTGTGGTTTATCAAACATCCTCATTATCAGATCCACTCTTTGATGTACTAGTTTTATAGCTAATCTACTAGTTGAATTTGTCCTCTCCTCTGTTGCCAAATTAACTATGCTTTCACAAGCCATCTTTGATTCAACTTTCACTGAGCAATAACTAGCTTTGGCTGTAGCTAAGTCAGATAACTTTGGCACAGTTCCCTGAAAACTACTTTTGGTTGTAGCTAGACTAGACATTCTCCTAAACAATAGAACAATTGATGCTGGTGAAAATGTGAACCTGTTGTTTGATACCAATGATAGCCTATTGATCATATCCAGATGCTCTGACCAAGCCAAATATCTTTTCTTTCTATCTTTTATCTCAATTATATCCTCAAAATTTAGATACAGTTCCTTGATTAGAAGATAATTCTTATCATACAGCTCAACCTCGTCAATCATATCATTCATAGCTGACCTAAGGTGTCTTTTCCTACCATATGTTTTCTTAGGACATAGATCATATAGGAAGCACTCATATCCAATGTCAACAAAATCGAATGAAAAGAACAACGTCTTGCCAAATTCAAGTTGTTTATCTTTTATTTTAGTCATCAATGTGCTAAATAACAAGTAAATAGAGCGTCTACCAAAATCTTCCTCCTTCATTTCTTTCTCTACTTTCTCCAGAGTCTTAAGCATTAGACTGCTTCCCATTACCAGACCAGATGATAAGTACCTAAGCGGCTTTAACCATCTTGAAGCGCCCCATGAATTCTCCATCATCAATCTGAAAGATGTCGAGAGATAATGCATGTAAGTATCATATTTCTCATACATGTGACCAGTAGACAATATCAATGTTATCATCCTCTCTGGGAGAGACTCATAATTCTCTATATCTGATAATCTCCAAAGCTCTGTTCTATACAATTTGTCCTGTATAAAATAGCTGACATATGCAACACCCTTCTCATCTGAGAATATCAACCCTGATATGAGTACTTCAGCATACATGTCATGCTTGGCCCAATGTCTTACCATCATCTTTGTGCCATCTTTCTGTCTAGCTTTTATAGCTGAAACTATCTTCTTCTTGAATCTGGCCTCATGATAGTCTCTGTTTCTAGCCAGGTATCTGATTGTTTTATTACTTATTGATCTACTTTTCATCAAGATCATATGATCAGGATCTATTTGAACATAAAATGGCAACAACTCAGGTTCTGAATCTGGCACTATGTGGTCACTACATGGATATGGCAAAAGTTGATCATAGTTCTTATCAACTGCTAGATCACCATCTAATGATACACGTTTCCCAGACATTCTCACAATGTAATCATATGTGGCTGTAACTGATTTATAAACCTTCATCACTGCTAATACCTGCTGTCTTGTTATTGTCTTCAGATCAAGTCTCACTCCAGGATATCTGACATACGAGTCATAAGCTTTAACATGAACTCTTACCTTATCTTTCTTCATGTAAAAGAAATCCTCTTTCACCTTTTCAGTTGCGCTATAACTCATCTTGCCAAATTCATCAATCAAGTCAGGTGATCTACCCATTTCAGAAAATGTTTTAGCAGAGACATACTGGGCAGTCAAGTCACATTTCATATCAACAAAATCTTCAGATAACGGAAAACAATAATTGCCTCTCACACATCTTGCCTTTGGAGATATCTTACCCATCATTCCATACAATCTCTCTTTCAGTTCAAATAGTATAGCTCCTGATGGCTCTGACAAATAGCTCTTATCTTGTCTCAATTTTTCTGGCAATAACCTATTTAACATGTCACAGTCCTCTGAAATATCCTCAGAAAAAGTAAAATAATCAATGGTCTTCTTACTGTACAACATCTCAGATCCAACTGATTTGGCTTGCTTGCATATCATATCATAAAAGACGAAGTTAGTCTTCTTATCACAATCAGATGACAATATCCTCAGCCACTCTATCTCTCGTATCATTGGTTTGAAGGAATATTTATTAACTATAATTAATGAATCATAATTCTTCACATCGTAATTCCGTCTTTTATGTGAATGTATATCTGATGTCACGTCCAAATAAACTGTTAGCTTATCAGCTTTGATTACAAGATCAGGCTTGACGGATCCAGTCACTTCTTCAAACAGACAAGGCCATGGTAGCAAATCGATTAGCATCAAAGAAACAAGTTGATGCAATAACATTGATGGAGATGAAGATGATGTTTCTGCTATCAAACATGACGCTGACAATTCATACAAATCATCTATCCTTGAATTTGTCATTTTCAAAACTGTTGGTATCTCAATTCTCTTGCCTATCAGTGTCAGAACCAAATCTCCCGTTTCATCATCGATGTATTCAATTGTGTTAGCTGACAAGACTCTGATCTTTAATTTCATTAGCCAAAATCCAGACTTCTCAGATTCAGACCAGTTTAAATCAGATTTATATCCATCAATGCCCAACCTTCCAATAGTGATTCCCTTAAGATCATCGGTTGTGATTAGAGTATTGCGAATTGGGGTCTCGGAGGAGATTGAAATAAGCTTCTGCATTGTCAAGATCGAGATTCTGAATGTTAGCTGTAGTGTGGG